AAAACCTTATCTTGAGATTCAGTTGATAGGAACTGATATTGGTTATGGGCATCACTCAATGGAACTGGTGTTATGTCGGCTTTGTTATCTGCTCCATCATTCCAACTTATTATTGCCTTTCCCGAATTACTGCTGCCACTCCATTTGCTAAGTATACTTGCCTCAATCAATGACTTGGTTTCCTCAGGTGGCTCTCCATTATTAAAGTTAATAAGCATTGATGGTGCAAGACCATTCATGATGTTATTAATGTGATAATTGGCAATTTCAGTTTCAAGTTCTGCATATTGAACTCCCCCTTGATAGTCTACGGGAGAAAAATAAAATGAACCCGTTGAATATGGTTTAACTACCAATATACTTTCTGCTGCCTCAGGATTTAATTCAAAGTTTACAATCCTTTTTGGAGTCGATGTTCTTTTTAATTTTGTCCAATCATAAAAATAATAGTATGCCTCAATATCTCCATCTTCGTTGCACTTCTCAGGTCTGATGGTTTGCATCGGGAAATGGTAGACTTTCGCTATTCTACTCTTATCTTTTGATTTCACAATCTGAAATGCACATTGTCCCAATAACTTTAAGTCCATGGCTACATTCCTCATGCAGTCATCGCTTATTAATTTTTTTAATTCAATATACCCAGCTAAGTTTTTGCTTGACCGCTTGGCATCCAATCCCTTACCATATATTAAGTCTGCAATTCCTTTAATGCAACGATTATTTGTTGGACTGCCATGATACATATCTATAAGATGACCGTAGTAATTATTGTCTACTCCATACTCAATCCAATCTTTGTTGTTTTTTTCTATGATGGCTGGGCTTGTATAGGTAGATAGGGAAACTATCCTTACTCCATCTTTTATAGTGTTATCCATGAATTATCGTTATTAGCGGTTGTTGTCCAAGTTTTTCTATGTAGCAATATGTTTGCAGAATCAATTACCCAAAGATACATATATTCGTATAACATAATACCCGTTGTTCCATATATCCTAATTATGCACTCATCTAAATTATTTGCTACATTACTTATAGGTGTCAAAGATGGCAATGTAATCGTTACTTGTGAATTGGTGCTTGTATAGCTAACCAATGCAGTAACGGTTGTCTTGGTCTGCTTATGAATGATGTCAATATTAACTTGAGTCGCTGGGAATACAACATAAGGATATATGCTCAACGATATCTGATTTGGTACAAGGTACATATTAATATAACCATAAACTTAATTTTTGTTAAAAAAAATAGCCTTACATCTCTGCAAGGCTACTTGTACAATAAATATGGAAAAAGTTTATGATGGTGTACTATCAGGAGTAAATATTGTACTCAATCCAGCATATGTTGTAGAATTCAATGGTTTAGGTGGCTCTGATTCTTCTCCAATGAAAGTAACTGAATAAGTCCTTGGATCTCCTAATGCAGTTCCCCATGAACCAGCTCCCGTGGTAGCATCTGCTCCAAACTGCTCTCCCATTAACCAAAAGTTATCATTTCTATCCCAAACTACGATTCTAAATCTACCTTGTGTTAAGGTCATCATATCAGTAAAATCTTTCATTGCAGTTGTAACTGAAGATGGTTTGAAATTTACATTTAGAGTGGTAGTAAACATTGTTGTTCCTCCATTTCTATCTGATGTTGGAGCATATTCAAACGAACTTGCACCTTTCAATTCCCAAAAATATCCAGTCTTCAATACGGCAGCAGAATCTTTTATTGTTAAAACTGAACCAATATTTGAACCCGTAGTTTGATATGTAATAACATCACTCCATACGAATGGTATAAGGAATATCCCTTGTATACCACCGATGTATTCTTTGCAAGGCTCTAAACGAGCATCAATAGTATTACAAGCCATAATTATACCGTTACGTTTAGAACTACTTGTTGTCCAACATTAGTAGCAATGATGCCACCCGTAAATCTCATGATGATTCTTACATTTTGTGAACCATCTATATCAGCCATGTCTAACATTTTAACTTCGTTGTAGTTATCTAACAATCCCGTTCCAAAGTGTAAATCAGATTTCAAACCTAATACACAATCGTAATCGTTAAGACCCGGGCATAATGTTACAGGAATACCTTGGAAGTTCATTGGCTTCTCTCCAACATAAAATTGGAAATTATAGTTACCAATAGAAAGTGCTGCTTGGTATGCTTTCATTGTGAATGGACCAACATAGAATTGGTATCCTTCCTTACCGTATAATGCGGCTGGAGATGCATCTAACATACTCTGCAAACGAGCAGCAATGTTTGAGCCAGTTGAGATACCTGATGCATTTACTGCGATACAAGTATTATCAAGTAAATAGCCAATCATTCCTTCAGCTAATGTACCGTTATACCATAATGTAGATGTCCATATTCCAAGTTCAACTTGCTGAGCAACTTGTGCGGCAGTTTGGGCTAATACAAAATCTTCAAATGTTGGTGGCAAAGAATCGAATGCTGAGAAACCCATTTGCATGGATTCCCATGTTTGTTGTAAACTTTTCTTGCAAAGCGTTAAGTTAACTTGCTTTTCAGCAAGTGTCAATACATATTCGCTAAGTGTTACTGATGAACCATCGGTGTAATCACAAGTAGAATCTGCAATAACAACGCTTGTGGCATAGTTACGGATAACTTCCTTGTAAGCCACATTTGGATGCAAGGTAATAAGACCTTTAGCAAGAGTATCGCCACTCAACAACGCAGCAGCGATGTATTTATTTGCGAACTCTCCAGCATAGGTGTTGGTACTTAATGTAGGACCAGACAATTGGATGTTTCTATTTTTCATTTGTTTTTAATTGTTGAATAATTGTGCCATAACTCGGTCTTGGATAGTTTCAGTTCTTTGAGGAGATAATTTAAACAATAGTTTATTATCTGCTTTATTCTCAGGACTGAATTTAGTTCTGCTACCTTCTTCAGTTTGTAGCTTATTTTTTAGTTCTGCATTTTCACGCATCAATTCAGCTAATTTAATATTAGTCTGAGAACTCATCTTAGTCTTACCTTTAGATTTATATTCTGCTATCATAGCCATTCCTTCTTCAGTTTCGGTAATGCTTACAATCTTATCTGCAATAGCGGTAGCAACTGCTTGTGCTATTTCAGGTGTAACTGCATCAGGTGTAACTGAATCAATTAATCCAGCTAAATTATCTACCAATGCTCCTTGCTCTTCGGTTGTTACTTCGGCAACTGGCTCAATTTCCTCTGCAAAATGTGTTTCTTTAGTCATTGTTTCAATTACCGTTTTAGGTATTTGAGATGCAGCATCAGGTACATTTGATGCAACAACTTCCTCTTCAGCAGTTTCTTCCCCAGCAGTTGCAACTTCAACTATTACTCCTCCTCCATCTACTGATACTATTGTTCCATCTTCTAATGCGTATTCTCCCTCAGGAACTGCGATGTTTCCATCCTCAGTTACTATTGTAATGGCATCGCCAACTGCAAATGATTCTGAATCAAATGTGGTTGCTCCATCCTGAGATTTCTTTTGAGCAAGTTCAATCGCTACTGACTTTTTATAGCCAAGTAGCTCCATTACTCTATTTAAGGTATTTTTCTCGGTTGACATATATTAAAATAACTATTTAATTTACTTTGTTAGATTTTTCATAACCCAATGATTTTATCAATTCATCAAGTTCTTGGTTAGGTGTAATCTTCTCTGCTTTGATTTGACTATTGTCTGCAAAGAAACCTTCTATTGAGAATCCTTTTACCAATCCCGTTTTTACATATTCCTCCCAAACTTTAGTATTATCAACTTTCATTGATACCATCCAAGTTCCTACGGCATCATTTAAGCCATACTTGGCGGATTTATCATGCACCATATCTTCCTTAATCCATGACTCTATTAAGCATATTCCTGATAGACTTACTTGGTGTTCTAAGGTGGCATTATGTTGATTCCCCTTCTGCAAATAAAGTTCTGATGCTCTGCGAACCGTTGCTTTTGAAAAGTAACAATGGAACTCTTCTCCATCTTGGTTACGATAAATAGGCTTGTCAGGAATTAATGCTGCACCAATCAATATTTGTTTATCGGCATCAACGGTAGCAAATTGTATTTGCTGAGATTTCAAGGCTATAAAGTTGGACTCAATAGCTGGTGCTGATACTATGCTGATGGCATCAATACCATGAGCAATATGCTCTTCATCCAATATCAATTCAACTATACGCATTGTTATACTTTTTTAGAAACATTATTAATATTCTCAATGGCTATAATTAATGCTCCTAAAGAACGCATTGATGCAACCAAAGTGTTATCCAATCTTTTCCATTGTGGAATTTCATTTGCCATTAATCCAAGTTTTTGTGCATCAACTCTAAACGCACTTAATTCTTTTTGTATCAATTCTTGACCGCTTTCGATTGTTTTAATTTTATTTACACCTTGATTAACTAATTGCAACACTGCTTTTAATTGAGTTGCCAATCCATCAATTGCTTTAATGTCATTTATTAAATCACCCGTATAATTGTCTAATTGTTCAGCGGTTGCCATTTCTATTTTGACTGGGGAAACCTCTTTAACGGCACTTGATGCCATGAATTTTTGATATGATGTCTTCATAATAAATATAACTATTATTTTCCTATTGTTGCACTTTGTGAAATCTTCCTATCAAGGCTTGTTCCCGTTGTAACTTCCGTTGATACAACATAGGCTTTTGTTGGTTTCATTTTATCCCCGTTGATGGATGCATTGAGTTGAGTATTACTATCAACATTTGATTTGGCTATATTGATTGATGGTCCAACTGATGGTATATTTCCTCCTGATGGTGGACTTCCACCAATATCAGATGCAAGTTTACTCGCTTCCTTTTTAATTTTAACAACATTTGCTATACCAGCTACTATGATTGCTGCTGCATTGATGTATCCCATAGGAGTTCCAGCACCAAGTGCAAGTGCTTTTGTTGCTCCTACATAAGTATCCATAATTGCTTGTCCAATAGCAATAGCACTTTTCATTTTGGAGTCTTCCTTTAACAAAGAAGATACTCCATTAAGTGCCATATTAACTGCTTGGGCTTTCATTTCTAAGTTATTTGCCGCTTCAAGTCTTTGTTGTTCAGCATATTCCTTAGCTGCTGCATTATATTCAGCCTCTCCCGTTATTCTTGCTGCGATAAATTCTCCCTCTTTGGCAATTTTCTCAGCAAGTAATTCATTGTATTTTGCACTTCCCTCTACTTCCTTACTCATCTGCTCATCTATTGCAGTTGCATAGGCAAGTCTTGATGTCTCAATGGCTTCTAATTGTCTTTTAAGTTTATCCTTTTCGAGTATTTCAGTTTGGGCTGACGCTTCAAGTATTGCTCTATTACTTTCGGTAGTAGCATCAGTAATGGCTTTTAAACCATCTTTGCTTTGGTCTTCAATTCCTCTTATTGTATCCGATACTGCAATTTCGGTTTCTTTTATCGTAGAATCTAACCCCTTCATCGTAATACCCAATGCAGTTATCTGAGCAGTTTTCTCAGCACTTTGTTTATTACCTTGATTTTGTAAGGCTAAGAGATTTATTTCGTTTTGTATTAGTAATTTCTGCTGCTCAATTTCTTGCCTTTTAAGTTCTAAATTTTTAGTGATGGCATCAATTCTCGCTTGGAAACTTAATCTTTCGTTATTGGCAATACTTTCGTTTAAGGCTTGTTCTTCGGTTAAGGCTTTAATCTTCTCATTAATCTTTGCAGTTTGGATAATGATATTATTAGTAGCTGATTTTAAGGCATCGGCATTCTCTATACTTGCACTGATTGAATCTTTAATAGTGGTAACTGAATCCTTAAAGAACTTTGTAACTTTTCCTACTGCTTTTCCTACCTCTTCTTGCCTTTCTGCTTGTTTCTTTGCAATCTCTATATTCTCTGCAAGTAACCCGTTAATCTCTTCTTGTATTGATGCTGACTCCTCGGCATCTCCCGTAAAATCATTCCAATTCTTTCTTAAATTCAATACACCGATTGATAGGTCATTTACAATAGTTATAAACCCATCAAGAACTTGGTCAATTAGATTCTCTTTTATCCATGCTGAACCATCCTTAAATGCTTTTACAACATCATCCCATGCTTTCTTTGGATTGGATATAGCGTTACCTATTGCCTCAAATGCTGGTGTTAATATTTCAGCCAATGCACTTGCAGTTCCGCTTATTACTGATAATGCTTTGGTAAATAAATTAGCTACCTTTTCGTTCTCCATAAGAGAACCCATAACACTATCAAGTATTCCTTTTCCAGCTGCAAGTCCAGCACCGAATTTAAGTCCACCGATAATAGAACCAAATTTGCTGCCTGATTTACCACCCTCTTTTAAGGACTTATTTGTGTCATCAACACTTTTCTCTGCCTTTTTAAAACTTGATGCTATTTTTTCAGCACCTTTGGATGCAGAGGAGGTATCGGCATCAACTTTAAACTTTATATTTTCTGCCATGATAACTTCTCTTTATTTGTTTGAATGTTTCCTTAACTGTATGGAGTGCTTCCTTATGCCCTTTGGCTAAATCCACTTCATGAGATACTCCCATAAATTCATCGGCTTGTAGTAATGTTATTATTTTTGAGTACATTATATTATTTTTTCTATTGTAAACGATATCCTTGAAAATGTTACATTATGAGAAGAACCATCTCCACTTGTCATGGCTAATTTTATTACTGAACCAGCACCTACTATTGTTGAGGTAAGTAAATTGACGGTATGGTCATGATTTCCCGAAAATATTGAGTAGGCTTCAGTATCTATGTCATCAATTACTATCTTACTAATACCTTGGAATGAACTTGCTAAATGAAATGATAATACTGCTCTAATTCTATATTGTCCTGATTGGTTAATAGTAACAGATGATGTTGCCCCATTGCCAGTATAGATGGTAGTTTCTCCTAAATTGCTTTGAGAACTTAAATTAAAAGTAACTAATGATGTGGTTATATTTACTACTCCTACTGAAAGGTTATAAAGTACAATTTGATTAAGTCCCATATTATTTGTCAAATTATCTTCTATGCTTAATAATTTCTGAGTTTCACTCATATTGTAATTAGAAACTGGATAAGCATCAGTAACATATGTACCAGCAAATGGAGTAGCATTAAGCATTCCCTTTACTACTCCAGCACCATTCATAAATGTCAAGCCATTTGTACTTGAGGCTGGAATATCATATGTTGCAGTTTTTCTTGTTGACCCCGTAACATTTATTTTCCCTACATTAGGATAGGTTATCAATTCCAATACTGCTGCCTCGGATAATAAGTCATAGGTTACTTTTTGAATCTTATAGTAATTCCCTGATATGGAGATGGTATCATTAAGTTTCATTTGCAGCCACACCAATACGGGTATATATCCCTTTAATGTTACTATCCTTGATTTGCTTGAAAACAATCTTGAAATAAATGTATTCCAAAAACTCGTATAAAATGTATTAATTGGCAAATCTCCTTGTATTGGGCTTTCTAACCCAAACCCAAGTGAATAGCTTGATGATGTTGTTGGGGTAATAGTATATGGTGCTGATACGGGCTGAGATGTTTTTAACACCGATGCAAAATAGAATGGATATGTAATGGCTTTAGTCCCTTGAAAATAAAACAAAATAAAATCTTGCCTTACTGCTTTATTACCATCTTCAGTTACTGATATAATATCTATATCAGTTTCTGCAATTACGATACCAGTTGCATTAACAATATTTAGTCTTTGCGGTGGATTGATACTAAATAATGTTTCTATTTTTAATTCCCCTTCACTAAAATCTACATTTGGAGTAGCACTCATAGAACCATATTCTCTTTTATATGTTTTATAAAAAAATTTCTGAGCAAATGCTTCTCCCTTTGCATGGCTCATCGTAATTGAATTAGGAATAGTCTGCTTCTTTTGATTCATTGTAGCAAAATCAATATATTTAGTGTATTCTTTATTTGCTCCTAATGCATACCAATCATTTAAATTATGGATTTCAAAACCATTGCTTCCATCAGGAATAATAATCGCATTAAATGAAGTCAATACTGAACTAAGAAAATCTACTATTTTAACATTAGGAAACGCATCAGCCATTATAACTGACCTATAAACATTAGGAGGTGCAATAGTACACGCTATTGTAGTATTTACGGTCATTGTAGTATTGCTCTTATATACCAATTCAATTATATCGCCTTTACTTAATCTTACTATTGCAGTAGTATGTGTCTTGCCATTATAACTTGTAGAATTTCCATTTACAAAATTTCCAACGGTTTTATTATTAACTACTATTTGTGTAAATAATTTTACTCCGATGGTTAAATTAGTTAATGTAACTCCATATGTAAATGTATAATCTCCAGCTACGGGTACGGTATATTTATTATTTACATTACTCCATGCTAAAGATGGATTAGATATAATATTATTACCAGCAGTTAGAGTATTCAATCCTGACATTGATGTAGTAGATGCAGTAACTGATGTTAATGTACTATTCGCAGAAAATAATCCATACATCGGAGCAATAACATCATAAAATGGACCAGCATTATTCATAGGAGTTACAAATAAATTAGTAAACTCAGGTCTTGCTAATAATGTCCCGTATAATGTAAATCCATAAGCAGTAAATATTTTTTCTATTACTCTTTTTAAAAGTATTGATGGTCTTAAATTCTCAAATGTAATTCCTACTCCTTGTGCAATATTATTTGAAATTTTAGCCGTTGTATAAGTCCAACCAAATCCATAATCCTTAATATCCCATACAACATTTCCAGCTAATAAACCACCAGTCCACGATGATACTGCCGTTGCATCATCTATATTGTGATTATATGCTGACCAATCAATATCATTCATCATATCCTCACCCCATATGGTCAACAAATTTTTGGACTGCCCATAGAAACATATGTTGTAAGTTCTTGGAACTCCATCCGTATAATCAACGGATAATAATTCTATGATGCCAAAGAATACGGGCAATGAGTCAATCTCAATGTTAGCTAATAACTTGAATGCTGGACTCCATCCACTTGCATTTAGTGCGATATTCTCTTCAAAATAATTATAGAATATACCGTTGTTAATATCGGTAGCTGGGATTTGAAACGATTGAGTAAAATCAGTAAATACCGTATTTAAAGCAGTAAAATCTTTTATCTGCCTTGTTAGGCTGATAGTCTCATCTTGGAATAAATCTGCGGTAACACCCGATATTGATAGGCTAAATCTCATCGAACAATCTTGTTAATTAATGGCTGAGAATATTCTAACTGCATCGTATATTGTATCAATTTTATATTGGTGGCTTTCTTAACCTCCACTTGGGAATCTATTACATTGGCTGCATAGTAATCCGTTCCATCACAAATGAGTATTGCCTCAGAGGATGTAAACTGCACCATTGATTCAACTGCCGATTCAGGTATCCAATTTGTGTTGACATTTAATGTCTTTTTTGTATTGATGTTAAAGTTCTTCTTCTGCCTCATGCCATATGTCCATTGTGTAGTCATATTTGCACCTACAAATAATGCACTTTCATAATTCTCTTTGGTAACTGATACATTAGCTTGGCTCACTCCATTCCATGTCATCCCTTCCCATACTCCATACTTGTTTAAGAATAAAGTAGTGGTATTGCCATATTTATTTGGACATTCAAATGTGATTGGAATAACAACATTGCCACTTGCAGCAACAAATGTTATTTGGGTATTTGTTCCCCATAATAAAGCTAAATTCAATGCTTCCCTAAGTTCAATTCCTTGAATGGATAGACTGCTTGTTGTTCCAGCAGTTGGATAATAAGTTGCTGCTCCTATTTGAATGCTTGTAACTACTGATGCATCATACCATAAATAATCCATAGTGCAATCAGTATTCAATAGTATGGATGTTCTATCCGTATAAACTTTATTTGTATATGCGGCATCTATTCCATCTATCGTATAACTATATCCCCTTGTAACTAATATTCGATTAGAGTCTACTATTGCACTTATAGGACTTGCTCCACTTGCAGTATTATATCCTGATGTTTTTATCAGCACCCAATATGCTCCAGTTCCAATAGTTGGCTGAAGTGTTCCAAATACAAATGCGTTCAAGGAAATATATTGAGTTACTATTCTATGAATATCTATGTAGGCTCTACTTGATGCATAGGTATCAGGCAATTTTGTTAGCGTTGCAATTGGAGTAGCTGGAGTAGTTGTGCTTCCACTCCATACATAGATATCAAAATTGTAATAGAATCCAGCAGTACCTGAGTTGGCTGCATCGCTTACTTGATATATCAATGGACTATTTGCTCCTAATCTTCCACTCGGTTGTTGGTTGTATGTTATTGCCATTAGATAATATTTAAAATGTCTTTTTTAATTGCCTTGGTCAATGCACCTTGATATCGTTTAAGGACATCCTTTCTTGCTGGTTCTACAAAATCAAAACCCTCGATGCCAAAGTATTTAATCTTTCTATTCATTAGAAAACCCATTGTCTCTCTGCTCATTGATTTAAACTGCCCCGTTTCCGATTGCCTTGGTTTTATTTTCTTGTCCTTAATCCATTGTTGCATGGCTTTAATCGGAATACCCTTTCCTTTCTTTCTCCCGTTAATTACATAATAAGAATATGGCAACATAATAACTTCCCAATCTAAACCTTTGCCTTCTACTCGGACTGAATCTATTAAATTTCCCGATGCCTTGTAGTTACTTGTGTAAGTGCTTTTGGTTATCTTGCTTGGTTTCCATGTCTTACCATCCTTTGTCCATTTAGCCCTGATGCTGACTCTTTTTCTCTTCCTCCTTAGTTGACCTTGAATCTGCAATTTGAATTCAACTGCCATCCTCTCAATCTGCTTTTCAGTATTAGGCATTTTAGCACCAGCCATCAGTAACTATTGGATTAATGATGGTTAGATTAATATCGAGAGTAAATCCACTTAATACTGCATCGAATGAGTCAGCAAATGGATTCATTGTAAAAGGTCTCACAACATTAAGATTAGTATACATAGCCATCTCCTGACTGCGGATAGCCTTCACAAGCCTTACATAGAGTTCTTGAATAATGAATGCATAATTATTGTCTTCGGTATATCCAGCAGATGCAAATACATCTACTAAGTTCTTGCCTTGGAAATCCGTTGAATAGCTTATGTTTTGGTCTCCAAACATAACTTGATACGATAATGTTGTAATGGCTTCATCGACATCAATTCTTACCAAAGTAATATGGAGCAATGGGAATACCGTTACACTCTTAAAATCAAATTCAGTTAAACTGCCATGGGAGTATTGTGCATCTAAACTTGCAGCTATGGTCTTCCAAAAGTAATTCCCAGTACCGATGTGATTTTGGTTTATGTTCATTTTCTATTCCCTTTTTTTATTATTTTGTTTTGGATGCTTTGCCAGTCAATTTTGTAGGCTGAAAACATAAAGGCGGTATGGATAGAGAGTTCTGATACTTTTTCCAAATTAAGGATGTCCCCGTTACAAAGTCCATAAATGAATCCAGCCCATCCCCATTTCTTAGTGAATCCCTCAAAATTGATATCGCTGTTCCCTTCTTCGTTCCCTCCAAAGATTTCAGGATATAACCCAATAATTCTTGTCCGATATTGCAAAAAAAAACATGAGCAGATAGTACTATTCCTACGGGCATATTTTTAAAGTCTGCATTCATTCTACCTGAGTATGGCTCAATGGCATAATGGTTATATGGCTGCTGCTCTACTATTGGACGATAAAGGATTGACATAACTTTCCATAAGTCCTTATTGTCTTTTTCGTAGGATTCAATATCGGCAAACTCGCCAATAGATAACTTATCCAAGTTTGGAATAAATCCGTAGTCAATTCCGTTAAATGTAAAATTAGATGCAAAAGGGACTCTCTCAGCTATTGCAGTATTGATTTGGGATAAGATGCTCTCTTTCTCCTTTTGTTTTAACTTGCGTACTGCCTCTGTGCTTATTTCACAAAATAGTGAGATAGCCATGATTGACAAATCATTGTCATTTGGATTGGTGTCCAAGTATTCAAGGAACTCAGTCCATTGATAAAGTTTGATGTCGTTAATTGATTGTGGAACTGCCATCTTTTAATATAACTTATTTTTGTTTAAATGTTTGGTTTGGCTTATTTGCCATTAAAGATACGATTTTCTTCGCTAATAATGAAATCTCCAACTATCCATGGGTCATTGAAGTTCATATAATTCCTTTTGATTATATGGTTATATTTTTCAAGTAGCAATAGCATTTCAAGTATTCCTAATGGCTTTTTGCTGGAGATGTATTCTAATACATCATTCTGATATGTTATAAGTGTATCTTTCATTTTAATCTATATTGCAAAAACATTCAAATGATGGGTCTTCGTCAAACAATCCTTGCTGGGCTACGGTTTTATCTTTTAACATTTGATAGCTTATTTCTTTTTTAAAAGTGTTATTTGTTTTATTCTCATTATCAATCCACCAATCAAATAATTCAGGTTTTTCGTTTGCAATTATTGCTAATTTCCCTTTACCCTTTAGGAAACATAAATCGCAGTTGCCATATGGTTCTTTGACTTTTAAATCAAATTCTTGCTTTGACCACCATTTTAAAACATCTGCTTTTGTAGTTTGGGATTTTACTAATGGCAATTCTACATCAATAGATATCTTTGCTTCTTTTATTTTTGCCCATCTTCGTGGCTCATCATATCGGATTCCATTGTAATTGGTATATTCTTTAATCCCAATACTTTTTAAATATCGTTTTAAAGTTTTAATCTTTAATTCGGTTGTACAATATCGCATTCTTACATTAGGCAAAAATCCTTTATAATGTTCTATGACCTCTTTAAATGGTCTTCCATCTCGTGATGCAGTTTCATAGTTAACTATTTCAAATTTATTTCCTTTGCGGTATTCAAGCCATAGTATATTAAGATTCCAACGCTTATCGCATTCGTTAATAAAATCTAAGGTTAATGGCATTTCCTTTCCTGTATTTTGAAAGCATACAATATAATCTTTAAGACCTTCATCAATAAGTTTTTTAGTCATATATGCTGATGTCCTACCTCCGCTAAAATTAATTATGTTGGTCATTACTATTCTTCAATTATTTGGTAGAAGTCCTTTACAAATATTCCATCATGGATATCTTGTTTCTCGTAGTCATGGAGCATAAACTCTGCCATGTCTAAATCTAATTCAGAGCATATTACCTCTCCAGTTTCTCGGTTGATTACTTTGTATGTTTTCATATTTTAATTGGTTCTAATAAATTAAATCTAATGTGGTATCTCTCTTTCTGCTCATTTTCTACAATACAAGTTGCGTTATGCTCATATACTATCTTTACCTTATCGCCCTTTTTGCCGTATCGACATGATGGCTTTGATATTGAGAAATGGTCTTTTATAAGTTGATGCGTCATATTTTTTTTATTTAGGCTTAGCACCCGACCCTTGCCGAGTGCCACCCCTTTTTTCTTTTTTCTTCGCCATTATTACATCTCATTAAATCTATCCATTACCTTTAAAAATTCTTTTTGTGCTTTAATAGTTGAATACGCTTCCCACTCTGAATAAGTACCTGACCATTTAAAAGACATTTCACCAAATCCATCATTTCTTTTTCTTATAAGAAATATGTGTTTTTCGCCATTTCTATGAGTAATAACATAACTAACAGCAGCAGAATAAGCAGTTGCACCTGTATTAAAATACTGTTGTTTTGGATTAACTTTCTCTACGTCTAAATTATAAGTAAGGTTTTTAATGCTTTCAATGTACTTTAAAATTGTCATTGGCATTCCTGTTAAAGGGCAATTGTAAAATGAATTTATCGTAACCCACATATCTTGATAATGTGTTTCGATTTTTTCGTGTTTTGGTTTTGATGTGTTAATTAGCATGATTTTTATTTTTAGTGTTGTGTTTAATTGTGTATGCAAATATACAATAGTATTTCATATTTGCAATATAAAATAAAAATAAATTAAAAATAAATAAAAAACCCTATCCACTTCGCAGCAATAGGGTTGTACACGATTAGATAAAAAAGAACTATCTTACTGCATAATGCCCCACATTTGGTCTGCTAAAGGTCATCATACAAGCGTATCTTGATGCATCGATTCCATGGTTAAAGGCATCTATTGGTTTATTTAATACTTTGCCATTCTTGTCCTCGATGTATTTGTAATTTCTAAACTCCTTGATTAAGTTAATGCTTCGGCTTGTTATTACCAATTTATACCTCCTCATTATATCTATGCCCATATTAATGGAATCTGCTCCCTTGATGACTGGACGTACATTAAAGCCCATACGATGAATCTCTTCAATACTCTTAGGCTCACTACTATCTGCCCATATTAAGTCTCTCCTATCAAGTTGTAGGTCCTTTAATCTATTGGCAATATCCTGATTGGTCATACCCGTTTGGAATATTAACTCATCAAGATATATTGTATCTCCCAAATGATACATGGCAATTAATGATGTTGGGTCTTGCGAGTATCCAAAGTCCATTCCATATGCTTTTAATTTTGCCTCATCAGGAATTGAGTTAATAGATGAATGGCTAAATACAAGGCTTCTCGATTGTCCTCTCTCTCCAAGTCCATATATCTTCCAATACTCAGCATCTATTAGTTTTAATCTTTCAATCTCCTTTATGATGTTGTCATCGAGAAATGGATTGTCGTTATATGTGGTTACAAAGAAATCGCAGTCTTCCCTTGGGATTATCTTATCATAAATGAAATGGAACTCATCCGATGGGTTATAGTCAAGTATAGCTTTCTCAGTAGTCCTTAAAATTAGCTGCTGCCAATCTTCATAATATAACTCGTTTGCCTCGTTAATATATAGGATGGCTCTTTTTCTGCCTCGGACTTTTTGTGGTTGGTCCAACGAGATAAATTCAAATAGGTTTCCCTCCAGCTGATATTCTGAATTGGATTTGTTATGGTCATCCTCATTGTAAATTCCATGCTCCTTGAGAATATCAAAGAAATCCCTCATTGATGATGCTCTAAGAGATGGATAGGTTTTTCTGCAAATAGTTATAGTCTTGCCCGTATTGTTGAATGCATAGCCAAATATTAACCACATCAGAATGTTATAAGTTTTCCCAGAGTTATGAGAAATTATATTCTTATCAGTTATTAGATAGCTATGTGTATCTTTTACTTCAATATCATAAATATCCTCTAATGTTTCGTGAAAAATTATTTGCTTTATTTCGCTAATATCTAAACAATGTGCACCCAACTCCTCTTCAACAATATATCCTTTATAGTTGATGTCTTCACACCATACTTTTCTGCCAAATGCTTCATCATTACAATCCTTGGAATATATTCTTTCTTGATTTTCCTTACTATATCCTCGTCCAATTTTGCCATTCCATTCTTTGAGCCATTGTTCATCGCTTGTCTTCCTTGTTGTAACATATGGTCCATGTTCTCTCTGTGAGTTACCCATTCCAAGTTTTCTGCTCGGTTGTCTGCTCGGTTGTTGTTTAGATGATTTACTTGTGGTTTTTGATTGCGATTTTTGACAAAATAAGTTGCTACTAATCTGTGAATTTTTATTGTAGAAGTTTTCCCATTGATTGCAATCATCGTCCTTAAATAACCATTCATATCTAATGCTGGTTTCATTATCCTTACTGCATCCACTCCTTTTTTGTTTTTGTACTTCATTGTCAATATTCTTCCAAGACTTGATATATAATACATCTGATTTGTGCCATCTATCGCTTTCCAACATTCTGTTGGCAATGTCAATTGATTTAACATATCCATTTGAAGTGTATAATTTGTGTTCATCGGTACAAGTAATATTTGTTTCATCTAAAAGAACAAAAGTAATACTTTTTTGGTTATGTTGCCCAACCTTGTATATAAACTTATTAATAACTGGCTTTTTAACAATATTGCATTTTTCATCCATTGACCAAACTATATCTCCTATATTAATATCCTTAATAGGCTTATAATGGTCTATGCAATTAATTAACGTATCGCCAACTAAACAACGAGTGCCTCCTTGCTCAACTATTATCCTCTTATTGGATGTAGCCAAATGCTCAAATACTACATTAGTTCTTATCTTGGTTGCTTCCAATGATTTCTACTTCAAACTTTTTTACCTGATGATTGTTTTCGGATTCAACATATTGCAAACTTAATTTCTTCCTTTCCTCATCATCGCATACTACTTTAAATGCAGATATCTGAAGTGTCGGATTATCTGAGTCTATCCACTTATTAAGGAGAAAATTAACCGTTGTAGATTTATTTAATGCGATTGCCTCTTTTATACTTTCCGATTTTTCTAACTCAAGATTGTAAAATTGTGCAGATTTTAAATCGGGATAAAATGGGAATATGTGTTGAATTCGCATTATCTTATTGTCTTTAATAACCTTGACAATATCTTTTTCGTGTTGTTCTTTATTTTTCATAATATGCTTTGGTCAGGGAACCAATTGTCGTATTCATCCTCTTCCATATGCTGGGAAGAAATCTGTCATCCATTCAGGTATAATTAAAATCTGTTTGCCTATTAAAAAATTTTCATTATCAATTATAAATGGGCAATTTGACATACCTTCAATTTCTGAGGTTTCGGTGTTTTGGAGTAAATATATCATTTCTTTTTTTATTGTGTCAAGTTTGTTAAGTGCTTTGTTTTTAACATATCCATGTGTTGAGATTTGTCTCCATATTCTAAGTGGCATTTTCTGCATAGTGCCATTAGGTTTTCTATTGTGTCATTCTTCTTAGTTCCTCCCATACCTCTTGCCTCTATGTGATGGATATCTACTGCTTTAGTTCCACACATTTCGCATCCAATGAAATCTGATACATCGTAGCTAAAATAATCCATATAGATTTTCGTGTGTCCTTTCATTCTATTTTTCAAATATACAATATTATAACTTAGTATTAAAACATTAAAACGATTTTATAACAATAAATATAAGAAATTGGGGAATCGATGTTTAACCGTCATTTTCGGCATCTTCTCCGTGGGGTAGGACTCATTTTGTCAACTGCTCACGACAGCCCCCAACTTCTCATATTATTGTACGTTAGTAGCAATAATTTATAAAACTTTTTTTTCTGCTATCCCTTTGTATGGGCTTTCAATTTCATAAATTTCTACTAATCTATCGTCTTTAAATTTATTTGTATGTTGTGTTGCATACACCTTGCATCCATACTTACCTCCCCTTTCACATACTTCTTTATTTGCATTATTAATAGCACTATCAAGTGTTTTGTATGCACCAACAGGGTAACTATGGTTTTGCTCATTACTCCATCTATAAGCAATAGTTATAAATAAAGCCCCTTTCCAAAACACATCTGTCTTGTCGGTTAATTTTTTTAATCCTTGTATAAATCGTCTTTCCATATCGCTACTGCTTTTATTATTTTTTGTTATCCTATTTTTAATACATCAAGTTTGGATTTGAAATGTTGAATTATCATCTCCATAGTATGAGTATAGAAAGAATCAAAATCAGGATACCCAGCGTTATCTTCATTCCAATACACATAAAGTATGGCTCTTAGTCTATGGCTTGGAGTCTTCTGCTTGACATCATTTGGTGCTGCTTGGAGTTGGTTAACAATATCCAAATCGCTATTACTGAATGCTTCCTCCTTAATGCCAATGTATGCCATCTTCTGATTCAACGAGAATAGTCTCCCAGCATCTTGTGGAGATAGTTCTTGAGTAGAGA